AGGATAAGGAAAATTATGATATACTGATTATGTCCCCCAAACACTTGTACGCTGGAAAAATATGGAAACAGATAGAATTATGTAAACTAACCAAATAGACAAATTAACATAATACAAACTATGTAAACTAGACATATAAAAATATTTGAATAAATTACAAATTTTTTGTAAATACTATTGACAAGCTTACAAATATATTGTATAATGAGTATAGTTCAAAGATGAACAATAAATTTTTATAAGGAGGAATTAACATGGAAGAAAAAGAAATGTTAAATGAAGTAGAAGAAGTAAAGGAGGAAACTGGATTAGTAATACAAGGATTTGGAAGTATGTCAAAAAGAACAACAACAAAAGCTGATATATTCACAAACATTACAGACCAAAAGAAAATATTTAATTTAGATTCAAAAGTAGATAATCTATTAAATGATTATGAAAATTCAATAATAGAAGTAAAAGAAGTTCTAATTAAAAGATATGAAAAACCAATGAAAGAACCTATATGTGATGAAGAAACTGGAGAAATAATTAAAGACAAAGAAATTTCAATGGCTTGTATTTTAATAGATAAAAATGATGTATCATATGCGACTGGCTCAAAAGTATTTACAATTCAAATGATGAGATATCTAGAAATGTTTGGAATAAATGAGGATGGATTCTTGATTAAAATTGTAAAAAATAAACAAGCAACTGGAAATAAAGCATTAGGATTTGAGTTAGTATAATATACTAACTCTTTATTTTTATAATAGGAGGTGCAAAGATGGGAAAGAAGATAGAAATGAGCAAGGAAGAACAAGTATTATATAATGAATTACAAAAACTTGCAAAAAGAGCGAATCAGAGATTAGTTAGACTAGAAAGATTAACAGGAGAAAAAGGAACATTTGCATCTAGGCAATTATATGATTATTTAGGAATAAATGAACTAAATGCTATTACATCAGCATCCAGAATAAGAGTATCAAAAAGTTATAATGTTCAACAGTTAATGGCAATAAAAAAAGCAACAGAACAATTTTTAAAATCAGATGTATCAAAAGTATCTGGAGTAAAGAAATTGAAGAAAGAATATGAGGAAAAAGCAGAAGTACCTCTTTCATATGCTCAAGCTGATGTATTATATAGAAGTGGAAAATCATATACATGGATTTATGAATATATACCAAAATCAGAGTTCTGGGGTGTATGGGTTCCTACTGCTCGTAAAGAAAATTGGGATAATGAAACATTTGCAGAACAGATATCATTAAGAATAGGAATGGAAATAGATGAAGAACTAAAAGCGGATTTAGAGGCATTATATATTTATGTAATGGGGTAGATACTTATGAAATATTGGACTGAATATTATGGTCATATACCAGATATGAAAGGAAAAAGAAAAAAATTTGATAATACAATATATACATTTGATATTGAAACTTCATCATTTTTAATTTTAAATGGAAAACAAATTCCAGCTATTGATTATTTAAAATTAAGTAAAAAAGAACAAGAAGAATGTATATTTATGTCAAATATGTATATATGGATGTTTTCTATAAATGATATAGTTTATTATGGAAGAACTTGGGATGAATTATTTGGATTTTTATGTAGAATTGATAGCTGGGGAACATCAGATAAAAAAACTGTATTCGTTCATAATTTAGCTTATGAGTTCCAATTTATGAGAAATAAATTTAAAGTTAAAAATGTTTTTGCAAGAAAATCCAGAAAACCATTAAAATTTGAATTAGAAGATTTTAATTTTGAATTTAGATGCAGTTATATGATGTCAAACAGTCCATTGGAGAAATTACCTAAAATTTATAATTTACCAATTAAAAAATTAGTAGGAAATTTAGATTATAGTTTAATTAGAAATAGTAAAACAGAATTATCTGAAAAAGAGTTATCATATTGTGAAAATGATTGTTTAGTTGTATATGAATATATAAAAAAAGAACTTGAAACATATGAAACTATAAAAGGATTACCATTAACATCTACTGGACATGTTAGAAAAGAATTAAAAGAAAAAACTATAAAAGATTATGGTTATAGAAATAAAGTTAGAAGAAGTATAAATGTTGATGGTCATATTTACAATTTACTAATAAAAGCATTTGCTGGAGGATATACACATGCAAATTGGATATATACAGATGAAATAATAGAAAATGTTGATTCATATGATGAAACATCAGCATATCCATATGTAATGGTTACACATAAATTTCCAGCAACTGAATTTAGAAAAATGAATATAACAAAAATAGAACAGATGAAAGAATGTTTTGCATATTTAGTAAATGTAAAATTTAAAAAAATAAAATGTAAATATTATAATAATTTCATTTCACAAAGTAAATGTACCAGAATATTAAGAGGAAAATATGATAATGGAAGAGTAATAGGTGCAGATGAATTAGAAATAGTATTAACAGATGTAGATTTAAAATTTATAATGGAAACATATGAATATGAAGAGTATGAGTTTATAGAGGTTTATTATTCTATCTATGATTATTTACCAAAACAATTTATAGAATTTATATTAGAAAAATATGTAAATAAAACTAAATATAAAAATGTAATAGGTAAAGAGGTAGAATATGCATTAGAAAAAGCAAAATTTAATAGTTTATATGGAATGAGTGTAACAAACAATATAAAAGATGATGTAGAATTTGATAATGAAAAAGGATGGGATGAAAAACCATTAGATAATGAAGATATACAAAGATTACTCGAAAAAGAAAAAAATGATGCATTTTTATCATTTAGTTATGGAGTATGGGTTACTGCATGGGCTAGATATAATTTATTATCAAATTTAGTTAAATTAGATAAATATGTTATATATTCTGATACAGATTCTTTAAAACTTAAAAAAGGATTTGACATAAATATAATAAAAGATTATAATGAAAATGTAGTTAACATAATAAAAAAAGTATCAACAGAATTAGAAATAGATATTGAAAAATTTAAACCTAAAGATTCAGATGGTATTGAGCATATGTTAGGGTTATTTGAAAAAGAAGGAAAACATGAAATAACATATAAAAAATTTATTACACAAGGTGCTAAAAAATATGCATATGTAGATGCAGATGATGATGAAATTCATATAACAGTTTCTGGAGTTCCTAAAAAAGGTGCTAAAGCATTAAAGAAATTAGAAGATTTTAGAGATAATTTTATTTTTAAATATGAAGATACTGGAAAAAATCTATTGATATATAATGATGAAATGGAATCATTTGAATTAACAGATTATCAAGGAAATATAGAAATAGTAAAAAATAAATATGGTTGCTCATTAGTTCCTACAACATATGAATTAGGAAAATCAGAAGAATATGCATATTTAATATCTGATGATTCAAGTAAAAGAGCAATATATGAGGAGGGATAAAATGGAAGATTTTGATTTTATAATGGAATATAAAAATATGAAATCAGTTGGAAAAATCTGCAAAGAATTTGGGATAGATTATCCCAATTTATCAAGAGGAAAAACATCAAAGGAAAATGAAAAAAAAGTGGCAGATGAATTAAAAAAACAAGTAATAAAATTATATTCTAATATTATCATAAAAGGAGTGATAAAATAATGTCAAAACAAATACATTATAATATAGATAATATTAGTCAAGAAAAAGCAAATTTTAATTTAATATATGGTGAAAAATCCAATGGTAAAAGTTATCAAGTAAAGCATAAAAAAGGAATTTTACCATATTTAGAAAAACAAGAAAAAGAAAAAATAATTGAAAATGCATTAGTTAATGATGAAAGATTTATATTATTAAGAAGATGGAAAGAAGATATTAGTAATTTATGGATAGAACAATATTTTTCAGATGTAGATGTTGAAAAATTGACAAACGGAAAATATAATTGCATAAGTTGTTATAGAAAAGTTTTATATTTATCAATTTATGATGTAGAACAAGCAAAAATAAAAAGATATGAAAAAATAGGATATGCAATGGCATTATCAACTGAACAACATTATTCTGGAGGAAGTTTTTTAGATGTTAAAAGAATAATATTTGAGGAATTTATGGAAAGAGGTTCTTATATTCCTAATGAACCAGATAAATTAATGACATTATATTCTACAATAGATAGAAAAAGAGGAACTACAGAATTATGGATGGTTGGAAATTCTATTTCTAGAGTATGTCCATATATTTCTGCATGGGGATTAGATGAAATATTCAGAACTATAAAACAAGGAGAAATAAAAACTAAAATAATTCATAATGAAAATAATGATGTTAAAATAGCCGTTGAATATTGTAGAGCATCTGGAGGAAAAACAATGGCAATAGGTAATGCAAGTTCTATGATAGATAAAGGAGGATGGCAAACACATCCTCAGCCAAAACTTCCAAAAAGTAGAAATGCTTATAAATGTAAATATAGATTTGGATTCCAATATAAAAATTTCAAATTTATGTGTGAATATTTAATAGATTTAGAAGATAAACAAACATGCTTTTTTATATATCCAAAATATACAGAATTTAAAAAAGGAACAATTATTTTTTCAGATGTTGTAAAAGTTGATAGACATTGGCAAAGAGATATTTATAATATTTCAATACCTAATGATAAAATGAAAAAGTTTTTTCAGATGTTTAAGGAAAACATGATTTTTTATAGTTCCGATTTATGTGGAACAGATTTTAAACAAGTAAAAGATTTTGAGATAAGGAGATAAAATATGAATAGTAGAGTGATATTAAGTAAAAATATTAAAATGGATAGAGAATATGTTAATGTTTTATCATATTCTGAAAGTAAAATTGTAACATTATGTTTACAAAATATAGTAAAAGAATCAAGTAATTTTTCATTTATTAGAGCTAATAAATCTATTCAAGTTCCATTTAGTTATGGAGAATGTTTACAAGCAAATTATATAGCTTTTCAAAATCCAGATTATTCTAATAAATGGTTTTTTGCATGGATAGATGAGGTAATATATAAAGGAGATTCAAATACTGAAATTAAATATACAATAGATTCTTGGTCAACATGGTTTGATAAATGGACTAAAAAACCTTGTTTTATTCAAAGAGAACATACAAATGATGATACTGTAGGAACTAATACAATACCAGAAAATTTAAATATAGGACAATTAATATGTGATAATGTACAAAATCCAACTATTATAGGTGCAGAATCTTTTTATTGGTTTGTAATTGCTTGTAATTATAATCCGTCAAATGAAACTAGATATGCTGGGGTAGGAATGTATGGAGATTATCCCCAAGGAAATATGTGGTTCGCATGGCTTGTGAATATTTTAGAACCAGCAGAAACAATTAATGAGATTTCAGAATGGATTTTTAATATTACACAAGATGGACAAGCTGATAATATACAGACTATATTTACACTACCTTATCAAGCTTTTAGTTTATCTGATGTTGATTCAGATACACATTTAGTAAGTAATGGAAAGGGAAATAAATTAAATGAAGATTTAATATATACTAAATCACTTATAAGAAATTTTAGTGATTATATTCCAAAAAATAAAAAATTATTAACATATCCATATTCTTTTATAAGAGTAACAAATAATCTAGGAAGTTATAACGATTATAAAATAGAGGATTTTCATATAACAGATATTGACGGAAATGAAGTTGATGAAGTAGTTTTTAATGCTATTGGTGTTCCATGTCAAGGTTATTCTGGCAAATTAAGACCTAAACAATATCAAGGATTACTATATAATGAAGATGAATCAATCGCATTAGGAAAATATCCAACTCTTTCATGGTCAAGTGATGGTTTTACAAATTGGTTAACTCAAAATGCAATAAATCTTGGAATTAGTGCATTTAATACAGCATTATCTGGTGCCACATCGATTGCTGGAGGTATAGCAACTGCTAATCCAGTCACTGTTGCAGGAGGTATTGGAACTGTTGCAAGTAATACTGCTGGAATTATTGGAAGTATAATGCAATCAAGTATGGGGTCAAATACTGCTAGAGGTAATGCAAATGCTGGGGATGTATCATTTAGTCAAAATTTAATAAGATTTAGAATAATGCACATGCGACCAAAAAAAGAATTTTTATTAATTATTGATGATTTTTTTAGTAGATTTGGATATGCAACAAATAGAGTTAAATTACCTAATATAACTGGTAGACAAAACTTTAATTATGTAGAAATTGGTCAAGCAGAAGAAATAGGTTATGGAGAAGTACCATCAATATTTATGAATAATATAAATAATGCATGTCGTAGAGGTGTTACAATTTGGCATAATCATGAGAATTTAGGAAATTATAATATTGAAAATAACATAATTTAAAAAGAGGGATTTATTCCCTCTTTTTTTATTAACAATATAAAGCTGGTAATTCCATATATATTATATCAGTATTAAAAGCAGTAATATTGCTTAGACTTAAATTATCAGCTTGGTTATTAAAATATAAAATACAACTATCATTACTAGGAGAATAAGCTACAGAAAATGCACCTTGTAATTTTTTAAATTCATTAGAAGAATTAGCACAAAATACCTTCATATACTGTCTTAATAAAGGTAAACCAGCTCCCATTATTAAACCATCTGTAAATTCAACTAGTGGTACTGGAGTCCTATTTGCAATAGTAACTGGGTTAGTTGTAATATAACCTAAATTAGCCATTAAAGTTATTTTATCATTATGTTGTGTTTGTAAAATATAAGTAGGATTATATTGAATTACATTATCAGTACCAGCATTAGTAGGAGTAACAAAACCTCTAACTACTTCACAACTTCCAGATAAAATAGCATCCGTTAAATATCTAGATAATTCATTTTGTCCTTCTTGGTTTGGATGATATTTATCAGCTGAAAATAATGAATAATCATGTAATATAAATTGTGTATTTTTTAAATATTGACATCCGTATTGTCCGCATTGTGAATATGCTGGTAAAGAGTGATTAGATATACTTTGTCTTGTATCATACACTCTAGACCATCCAACACATGCTAATTTACATTTTGCAAATGGAAATGTATTTTTAGCATATTCAAAAAATATACTCATAGCATTTTTTATTTCTTGTATTGTATGATATCTATCGTTATATCCTCCTATTATTACTATATCAGTAATTTCATTTTTATTTTCAATAGAATTTGCAACTTCTTGTAATTGTGCTAAAAAAGTTTTTCCATGAAAAAATCCACTACCATTTGAACTATTAGCTATAAATTGATTTTCTGTTAATCCTAAATATCTAGGAACTAATATTGACCAAGGAGTTGTTTGGTCACCTAGTTCATTTTGTCCTGTTCCATAGCTATCTCCTAAAAAAATATATTTTTTTTCTAATATTTGATTTACATTTTCTTGTAATTCAATAATTTCATTATCTTTTATTTTTTCAGCAATTAAATTTTGACTATTAACAATTCTAATAATATTTATATTATCTATTACATCTGCATTAGTTATATTTCTTATTTTATAAAATGCACCTAAACCATCATTATAACTATTTTTTCCATAAGTTTTTGCAAAACTTCCATTAACTAAATTTTCTGCATTTATCATATTATTTACAGTATTAAAAGCTATAATTGCATTAGACTGTAAATATTGAGTTATTAATTCTACTAATTCTCCCGATTCTGCCATTTCATCTAATTTTTTATTTATTTCATCTTGTACATCTAAATTATTAAACCAATTATTTAATTCTTCTACTTTGATTCCTAATTCATTTGTTTTATCAATATTTTTATTTACATATTCTACTATTTTACATAATAATCCATAATTATCTATAGCATCAAATGTCGCCTCGATAAATGGAAAAGTTTGTAACATGCACCATCTAAATGGTGTTAATTTTTTATTTATCATAATTTACCTCCTAAACTAATTGATAAAAAAGACAGTCTAAATCTTTAAATATCATATTATATATACTTTTTAAATTATCTTGAAATTCTTTATAAATTGCTATTTTATCTGATGGACTTCTTTTTATTGTTTCATGTGAAATATTATCATCTTTGGTATTAGATGTAGCATTTGATTCTCCATTTGAATTAGATTTATCAGAACTTTTATTTTCTTCTTGGTCATAATTAGCATCTGTAACATATGAACCATTTTTTAAATTTTCCAATTCATTTTGAGGAGTATTTGAATATCGTCTATCTGATATTCTATTAGTAGTTGTATCAGATTTATTTTCTAATTTGTTAGATGCTTTACTTGAATTATTTATTGTTCTATTATCGTTTGAATCTCTTATAACAATTTCTCCATCATTAAATATATTCCATCCATCTAATGAATCAAACATTTTATTATACAAGGGCATAATCTCATTAAGTTTTACATTTAGTTGAATTTGAAATGATGTAAATGTTTCAAATCCTATTCTTCTTAATATAAAATGATTTATTATCATTGTTTCAAATTTTTCTTTATCGACTTTGTTAGATAATGGATAATCAAAATCAAAAATATAATTTCTAGATTCTTTAGCTAAATTTTTTATTTTTGTTTTATCTGGTTTTCCGTAATTTACTAAAGATTCTAATAAATCATAAAGTCTAGGAGGTCTATTATCTAATAATGGGATTCTAGGCATCAATATTGGTGTCCAGTAAAACGGATTCATCATTTTCTTCTACCTCCTTTTCTTCAGTAGATGTAGGGATTCCATCATAATATTTTACCTCTAATTTTTTTCCATCTAAATAATCTTTAAATTTTTCATTTATTTTATCTACTGCATTTTGTCTAGGTTGGAATCTTGACCATCTACTTGCTATTGTTCCTCCTTGAGATGCTAAAACTTCATCTTTTATATTTCGTTCTTTTTTCTGAAAATTCATATTTGCAATTCCTATAAGTCTTAAAAATTCATTCCATTCTTTTTCTTTATGTATATCTAATTTATCTGCTACAAATGGTGCTGGTGCTAATACTAATGAAGTATCATCAAAATTTATATCTTCATATGTTAATATAGTTTCTTCATATCCATCTACATTTTCTACTAATCTTTTTAATGATAATTCTTTTTCTGTTGATGTTTTCCAGAATCTTGGTGTTTTTTGTTGTCCTATATTGATATCAGTAGTTCTAGTTGTTAATGCAATTCTTTCTGCATATTGGCATATATCAATAAACAATGGATATTGTCCGTTATTATCATACATAATTACATATTCATCCTTATTTAAAACTCTATTATATCCATTTTTACCAAAAACTTGAATCTTTAATGGTCTACCGTATACATCTAATTTTCCATAATTAGTAAATGGTAAAGCTAGTAATTCTTCTAATACATCATCATAGAAAAATGCTATTGCTCCTTTTCGTAAAAGAACTTTATTTACATATGCTAAATCTATATAAATTGGCATATTAGGAAATTCAAATACATTTTCAGCAAGTGTCAAACATTGTCTTAAATACATCTGATAAGTTGCAAAATTATTAAGTTGTGAATTTACTAATTTTTTCTTCATTGTTTTCTCCTTTCTTAAAATAAAAGAGAATCTAAAATATTTTCAGATTCTCTTGTTTTTCTATAATACTGTTATTTCAGCAGTTCCGAAAACATCTTTATCAAATACTGATGTAGCTTGAATTACAACATCTGGGTCTTCTCCAGTTGTTACAAAATCTGCTGGTATCATTACTTTTCCAGTTAAATCTACTGTTACTCCTGTTCCTTTTACTACTGACCATGTAACAGCTTTATTAGCAAATCCAACTGTTTTTACAGTAGCGTTTAATTGTACTGGTATTCCAGCTGAAATTGTTAATTCTTGAGGTGTTACAACTACTTCTTCTACTTCTGGTGCAGTTGTAGATAAGCATATAGCTTGTTTAAATGGAGATGTTGACAATACTTTCCATGTATGTAACCAGAAATTATGTCTTAATGATTCTGGATTATAAAAATCAGTTTGTTTTGTTTCTCCATTTCCTTGAGCATCTAATGCATATGAATAATCTTGGAACCATTCATCATCTATTATTACTGCTGGACATTCTCTAAGTTGTGTTAATTCTTCTTCTGTAAATGGAATATATGCAGTACCTAATAATTCAGTTAATCTTTCTGTATCATGATTTCCAAATCCATCAACTAAAGCCATTCTTGATTTCATTTCAGCATCATTTCTAAAGAAAGATGTTGCTAATACTTCTGTTGTTAAATCTGCCTCAAAATCTGTGTTGATTATTGCAATTTGTTTTTCAAATGGTGTAGCGATTCTTGCACCAGCTGGATTATAATTTGGACTTCTGAAAGTCATTAAGTTTGATACATTTTTTAATTTCGCTACTCTTTGTCTAGGTGTTAATGTAGCATAATTTTCAACATATACTGGTGTAATTGTTCCATCTACCATTCTACGACATAACATGTATTTATCTACTATATATTTATCGTATTTGTATCCCTCATAAAGAGATGCTATTATTCTTTCTACTAAATCAAATAAACCTCCCTCTGTATTGAAAGCCATTGCTATTTCAGCATCTGATGTAGTAGTTTTATAGAATTTTTGATAATTTAATTCGTGTATATAATTATAAACATTTGGTACAACATTTTGTAAAAAGTGTTCTGGGTCATCTTTGAATTCATTATAATCATAAACATTAGCAATATCAACTAACATTTCTCTTACACTTTGTCCATAAGGTAAAGTACCTCTATTTGCAAATTCTTCCCATGGATTTTCCCAATAATTCCTATCTATTATTGTTAATCCTATTACATTTATTGTATTTATGAAAGCATTTTTATATCTTTCATTTGACATAATCAATTTTCCTATTGGTGCTATTGATTCTCCTTGAACTGGTAAATCTATATTAGATTTAAGTTCTGGAGTAGTATTGATAATAAATGATAATAATTCACTATCACTATTAACTTTTAAAACTTTATTTAAAGCCATTTTTATTTCCTCACTTTCTTTATTTAAATTTCTTTGATGTCAATTACTTCTTTTTCTTTTAATTCAACATCTTCATCTTCATCTTTTTCATCTTTATCTTCTTTTTCTTCAGAACCTTTTAAAAATCTATCTTTATATTTTTGTTTTAATTCTTTTACTTGTGTTTCAAGTTCTTCTATTCTGGTTTTATCTCCTGATGATGTATCTATATTTTCAACTTCCATAGAATCTGTTATATCTTCCATTAGTTCAATTTGTACATCTTCATCCATAACTTTTTCAGATACTTTTTTAATTAGTTCCTCTTTACTTAATTTAGCCATTACTTTTCCTCCTTTCCTTTTTCTAATAATATTTCTGTTAATTTTCCAACTTCTAATCCAGCTCTTTTTAAGTTTTCAAGAATAGATGTTGATTCCATAATAATAACATATATACATACTATTTTAGATATGAAATTAAGTGAAAATGCAATATCTGCTATAAATGATAATAATACTACAATAGTTATTAAAACTTTATGTAATAATCCAGTACGCATTACTCCAGAATCTACATTTTTATTTATAACTGCTTGTATGAATCCAGTTATCACATCTGATAAACTAAATAATAGAGGTGTTAATATCTGCCATGCAATACTTGTGAAATTTATAGTATTTATTATTTCTTGGATTTCCATTATATTCTATCCTCCTTTCTTTAGTTTATATTTAACTATTAACATAAAACAATTTTTTTGTCAATACCTAAAATAAAAAAGAAGTATTAAATACTTCTTTTTTGTCTTAATATATGTGTATATATTGCCCATTTAAATTTTTTCTTTCTTTTTATTGGAATAGGTGGAGTAGGTGGTTCTATTGGTGTTCCATCATATATTACCGAAATTCCTTGAGTATTTGGAAATCCCATCCATTCAGCTGGATTTATGTATTTATCAATATCAGCATTAAAAATCCAATCATTTTCTGATATATCTTGCATTTCTAAATGTAAATGGATTCCAGTTGAATTTCCAGTTGTTCCCTCATCTCCTATATATTGTCCTATTACTACCGAATCCCCCTCAACTAATGGACTTGGTTCGTTCATATGTGCGAATAAAAAACCTATTCCAGAATCATTATCTTTTAATATTAAATAATTTCCATAACTATCATCCCATCTATTTCTAATTACAGTTCCATTACACATAGAATACATTGGAACATATCCCTCTGATGTAGCAGTTGCAATATCTAATCCTCTATGTGTTCTTGTTTCTTGAATTCCAAAAACAGAAGTTACATAAAATGTTATATCAATAAATGGTGCTATTCTTGCATTATAATCTGCCATTTTTTTATTTTACCTTTCTAATATTTTTTATATTTATTGCACATGTTACTATATTATCAATTCCTATTACTGCTCTATCATCTTTAATTTCTATTACATTATAAACTTTATAATAAACTCTAAAAGATTTTCCGTTATATTGTTCATTTTTTATTACTTCTACTTTATCTCCTACTTTTATTTTTTCTGATACACTTTTTCCATATCTAGAATTTATAATAGCTTGTATTGCATTTACATCATATCCAGCATCTTTTAATAATTGTTTTCTTTTTTCTCCTGTTCCCCATCCTCCATAGTTTTCTTTATACATTATTTCATCTGCAATTTCTTCATTTGTTTTTTTATCTACAGAGTTTTCCACATTATCAACAACTGAATCAGTATCTTTTGGAAATTCATCATATTTAGTTAAATTATTATCCTTTATTATTGCCATTATTGTATTTATATATGTAGGAGATGTTGCATATCCTCCATTCTTAATAGCAGTTATACATTCTAATGGTGTTTCAGCTACACATGCTTTTCTATATCTTTCTAGTTTTGTTATTAAATCAAAATAATCTGCTACTGATTCTGCTAAACTGTCATATGCTCTAAAACATGCAGTAATATTAGTATATGTTTTTCCATCATAACATTCTTGAGTTTTAGCGTTATATACTTTACCTTTCCAATTAGTTCCAGCTTTTATTCCAAAAATTGCATTAGCTTTCATCATTAGTTTACTTTGTCCCCATCCAGATTCACAAATAGCTTGAGCAATTACAACAGAAGAAAATAATGGATATCCTCTTTTTGCATTTTCTGTCATTACTATTGTTCCTACTGTTGGTATAAATTCAGATTTTTTCATATTATATCCCCCTTAATAAATGATTTATTTCAGATAATATTTCACAATACATTTTAAACTCTGGTGTTTGTATTCTATCTAAAATTTTTAATGTTTCAAGTTCTTCTTCATAATATTTTTTTCTTACGTTTAATTTACTTTTTAAAATCATATATTTTAATCCAGCATCTACATATTTTTCAACATTATGAAAACATCCTTGACATCCTCTTTTTTCACATTCTGTCCATTCATCAAATTTATCACAATTTTTCATTTGCTATTCCTCCTTGAATAATCTAACTATATGTAAATCTATTTCTTTTATAATATAATGTATATTAGCATCTATTGTCAAGTTTTTATCATATTCATATATAAAGTAAAATGATAAACTTATTGTATCTCCTTTTCTTATTTTTATATGTCCCTCTATTTCAAATCTTTTATCATCAAATTTTTTTACTTCTATTCTCATATAATCATTATATATTTTTTCTAGTTTATCTTGTATTTCTTCTTCCATATATTTATTCTCCTTTGTTATTTCTTCTAAATACTTATCAATAGTATTATCTAAAATATTTATTAGTTTTTGTTTATCTTCAAATTTTATATTTTTATTATGAGTTATTAAAACTTTTTTCATACTTGATTATCCCCTACAAATCTACATCCCATTTTTCTTAATATCCATTTTCTGAATCTTCCTAATGGTTTGTTTGTATGTATTATGTATATGTTATCCATAACTATTCTCCTTTTATAATATTATTTAATTTTGTTACTGCTTGTTTATATTCTTTAGAATTTTTTGGTAAATAATCTAAAGATACTAATAATTCATCTCTTTCTCTTTTTATTTCTTTAATTTCTTCTATTTTATTTATATAATCTGGACTTACTTCATAATGTATTTTATATCTAGGTAATGAAATATCAAATTCACAATTATATCTATCTTTTAAAATATTTAATAATTCTTTTACTTTTAATACATCTGAATCTTGATTAAATTGTTCTATTACTTCTAAACAGTAATTTTTCTCAATATCACATCTTTCATTTTCTTTTCTTTTTATTATTTCCTTATAATAATCATTTATTATTGTTTTAGTTGTTCCATTTAATCTAGCCATTTTATACCTCCTAATTTTTAATTATATATACAATAGCAAATATTAAAAATATTCCTAATGTATTCATTATCATTTCCATTGTAATAACTTTTGCTAATATTTCTACTATTGCAGATGCTAATATTGGTAATCCTATAAAACATACTATAAATATTATACTTTCAATTATTTTTTTCATTTGTCTTCATCCTTTCTATTATTTCATTACTTTCATCAATAAAATTATTTATTATTTTATCCATATCATCAAATATATTATATTTTTTCATAAAAATCCCTCCTATCTATATTCTTATCATACTAGTTATTACAATGTCTTTAGTATTATATTTTTCTCTTAGTCGGTCTATAATATCTGGTATTACGCAAGTATTTACTTTTTCTGTTTTTATTTTCTTTTCATGATTTACTATAAAATCTACTAAAAATTCCATTTACATCTTCTCCTTTCTTATCTATACTCATTATACAATATATTTGTAAGCTTGTCAATAGTATTTACAAAAAATTTGTAATTTATTCAAATATTTTTATATGTCTAGTTTACATAGTTTGTATTATGTTAATTTGTCTATTTGGTTAGTTTACATAATTCTATCTGTTTCCATATTTTTCCAGCGTACAAGTGTTTGGGGGACATAATCAGTATATCATAATTTTCCTTATCCT